TCGGTAAATACATTTTGTTCTCTCTTCTCAGCCATTTTTAATTAATTTATCGTTACAAATTTACATATAGTACATATGGAATCAAAATATATTACAAACCTATTATAGTCTTTAAGATTTAATATTTGATTTTATAATATATTAAATCAACTATACCATTGAACTAGTTAATAATACATTCCTTTTTTCTTTATCCATATTATGAGACCTTTGTCTATTTATAGCTCCACACTCACATCTAAAAGTTGTATATCTACCAGTAATGGTATAATAATCTTTAGTCATAGGAGTTAAATGTTTACTTCCACAATTTGCACATACTGGAGAATTAGATTCTAAATACAATCCAACATTTGGATGAGCCTTAATATATGGTCTTAATTTTAAATAAACTTCTTCTAATACATAAACATCCTGTTCGTTATATAATAACATTTCAGTTATAGAATCTTGATTACCTTCCATACATCCCTTCCATAAGCTAAAATCTGTTTTAATTTTTCCAGGAAGTCCAAAGTATGATGCTAATGCATCCAATTTATTACTTGGAAATTTAAATCCAGAAGAAGCTACCTTTTTAGTGTCAATAGAAGTATATGGAGAAGTTGGCAATAATCCATTAACAATAAATCTATAATTCATCATTGGAACATCAAAACCATTTCCGTAATGAGCAACAACGATATCAGCCTCATCCAATAGTTGCCATAAGCTCATTACTATTCTCTTGTCATTAAATGATAATACCTCTTCTGGAGTAATTGAATCTGACATCATTTCAGCACCATACAACCACTTTGCCGACCATGTTAATACAATTGGGTCATGCAACACCTGATCTATGTAAATATTAGTGTTAAAACGCTGAAATGAATATGCTATTGTTGGTGATGTTTCTATATCAAATATTAAAATCTTTGGTAATCTTCCTGTTTTATTCTTATTTCTAACTATTTCTCTTGCTTTGTAAATATCTTGTTTTGAACAACTCCAACGTTTTGCCATTTTGCCTGCGCCATATGTCATATATTTTGGATACTTTAAAAACTTTTCAACTACACTCTCTAATACCATAATTTATTTATTAGTTATTATGCCAATTCGGCGATTTCAGTATCTAAGAAATACTGTCCTTTTTTGTCGTTACCTATAATCTCTAATCTATCTAGTAAAGATAAATATATTGCCTCCTCCTCTTTTTGTTCATTAAAGTAGAACCTTAAGAATTCTTCAGTCAACATATCTTTTTCAGCACAAACTATGTCATGTGCTTTTATGTAACTAGCAGTAACCATTAATTCATGATCTAAAGCCGCAGTTAATATTCCTTTTAAATCAGTAAAATCTGAAGGTTGCGTTCCACATGTAGGAATTCTAGGAAGTTCATTCCTGTCTAACATGTATTCAATTAATCTATTCATATGTGCGCGTTCTTCATTTACATGCTTAAATAGAAATTTAGCAGTTCCAGTATACCCTTTCCATTCTGCCCATACAGCCATCGCATGATATACTTGTGACGCTCCAAATTCAATCTCAATTTGTTTATTTATCAATGCTGAAACTTTTGCAGATAATCTACCTTTTTTAGTTCCACTCATTAATGCTGTTTCAATTTTCTAAAGAAAACAACTAAGTTTAGTGATGATAGAATTAAGAAAACTATTGAGCGTTTAGAAAATAATGCAGAATTAGAAGAGGAAGCTAAAACGTCAATTGTTGAATTAAGGCAACTTCAAGATGTTGAAGAAAAAGAAGCTTTATTACAAAGTCAATTAGCCCAAAAGGAATTTGAGAAGAGACAAACTGAAATTTTAGATAATCTAAAAACTCATATTGCTAAGACTGGAGAGGGTGGCAATGATAACGAAGATGATAATGATTCAGAAGGTAAAGTAATTGATGATGAAGATGAAAATGAGGAAGATTCTTCTTTGTTCACTCCATATGCTAAGTTACTCATCGACTCTGATATTCTCTTCTACAATAGTATTTTTTACTTTATTAGTATCATTTACTACTACTTCTTGTGAACTTACCGCATCAATCATCTCATCGAATAAATTGAAGTCTTCCTCGGTAAATACATTTTGTTCTCTCTTCTCAGCCATTTTTAATTAATTTATCGTTACAAATTTACATATAGTACATATGGAATCAAAATATATTACAAACCTATTATAGTCTTTAAGATTTA